ACGATGATTTGTATAAGGATTCGAAAGAAGCCAATAGCCCGACAATTCGTGCGGGCGCGTGGGACTGGTTCACAAAGGTTGCTGAAACCCGTTTGCACAACGAATCGCAGGAACTAATCGTTTTCACGCGGTGGCATCCCGAAGATATTATCGGCAAACTTATAGACAAGGGCGATGTTGTGTTCGCCGAGAAGTGGGAAGATTTCGAAAACGTCCCGGCCGGGAAGTGGATATTGGTAAACTTCGAAGCGATCAAGACGGGCGCGCCCACGGAGATAGACGAGCGCGAGAAAGGCGCGGCCCTTTGGCCAGAACGGCATTCGTTGGAACGCCTGTTGAAGCAAAAGGAATTAGACCCGTTGGGATTCGAATGCCTGTATCAAGGCAATCCGGGCGATGCGACGGGAAAACTATATCAGCCGTTCAAAACGTGGGTGGAAAAATCCGAATGGGGGCAGTATGTTCGTTCGGGATGCTACGTTGATGTCGCAGACGAGGGCGATGACTACCTGTTCGCGGCAACGTATGACATCTACAAATCCGAAAATCAAATTTGGAACGAACACAACAAGCGGTTCGAACCATTGTTGTTCGCGCTGATTACCGACATTGAGTTTACCGACGAATCAACCGATGTGACCACGATAACGGTTCCCCGGATGATAAACGCCAACGGGACGCAAAAGGCGTGGATCGAATCGAACAACGGCGGTTCGCAGTTCGAAAAGACGGTCAAGAAGAAAGTGAGGGCGTTGACCGTTCCGTTCTATCAAGGGGCAAACAAGGAATCCCGCGTTGTGACCAATGCGCCCTTTGTGAATCAGCATATAATTATGCCGTTCGGGTGGGAAAAGAGATTCCCGGAATTGTATAAGCATCTTACGGGCTTTCTTCGCAAGTTCGACGCGAACACGCACGATGACGATGCGGATGGACTGACGGGAATTTATGAAAAGGAAATCGCCGACGGCAACGTGAAGCCCTACGGCGCGGCGAACCGGGGCGTTAGGGTGCATTAACGCGAGAAAAGGCCCAAATTTGGGCGCAAACATAAAAAGCAAGGAATTACACTTAATTTGTTTTCGCGCCGATTTAACGCGATTTCTTGAAAAAATAACTACATTTGCAAGTGAAAGCGGATAGGACGGAGTAATTGACCGACCGAAAGATGGTTGCCGATGCCATTTTCCGCTTTTGAATAATCGGCGTTGAAAATAAAAGAAATCGGCAAATGGAAGTTCTTTGGAAAAGCATCCCCGGATATGAGGGGATTTATGAAATAAGCACCGCCGGACAGGTACGCGGGAAAAACGGGCCAAGAAAGGCCCTTTTAACGTGGGACGGATATGCGTATGTTAAATTATGCAACCGGGGCAAGGAGCGAAAGCACAAGATTCATCGTTTGGTGGCGTTGGCTTTCATCCCGAACCCGCATAATTTCCCGGAGGTCAACCACAAAAACGAGAACAAGACGGATAACCGTGTTGAAAATTTGGAGTGGTGCGACCTGGTATATAACAATAATTTCGGCGGGAGGAATAGCCGGGCGGGGGCCGGAATCGCAAAGGCGAATTCAAAACGCGTTTCAAGGTTTGATAAGGCCGGGAACTATATTGATTCGTTCGATTCCGTAAAAACCGCCGCCGCCGCGCTTAATATAATACCATCCGCTATTTCGCGTTGCGCGAACGGGAGAAGAAAAACGGCGGGTGGGTTTGTTTGGAGATATACGGCAAAGGGTCAGCCGGAAAAAGAATAAATTATTAAACCTTAAAAATTCAAAATTATGAGTTTGATTTGCCAATGCCCGGCCGCAACCGCAATTTCGACGATTCCCGCCGTTACTTGCCCGGAAAATTTCGGCCAAATCCAAAAGGTCGCATTTCAGCGACTGCGCAAGGCTGACGGAACCCGTAACGCAATGGTCGGTTCCGGCACGCCGCTTGCTCCGACTATCAACCTTAAAGCGACGTGGACGGCCCTGTTGGCCGCCGCCGACGGCTCCAAAGTGGTTGTTTCTCCTTACATCAACGCCCCGGCTGATTCGGGTGGCGATGCCCGTATGACTTCCGGCGGCAATGACGATCTTGGCGGCATCCCGCAGGTTCTCGGCGGCAATCCCGTCCAGTTCGACGGCCAGTTGCGCAGTGTTCCGCAGTCTGTCATCAAGACGATGAAAGAACTTATGTGCGAATCCGCCGCCGGAAATCTTGGTGTTTTCCTGTTCGATGAGAACGGCAAAATCGAAGCCATCCAAGACCCGACCACGCCGACCACCTATTACCCGATTCCCATTCGCGCCCTGTTCGTGGGTTCGAAGATTCACGGAAATTTCGACGCAAAGGATGCCAACGCGATTCAATGGCAGTACCCGGACAACTATTCCGACAACCTTGCCATTGTCACGCCGTCCGACTTCAACCCGTTGACCGACCTTAACCCCGCCTAATATGAACGCCAAGACAACCAATGTCACGTTGGTTGCTAACGGCGTGACACAGGATTTCGAATTCGCACACGCAGAACGCCTGTTGCGGATGCCTAACAACGGCGGGTGGAAATTGCCGGAAAACTCCAAATATGAATTCGTGAACAATGGGTTACAACGTCGAGCAAGTAAGAAAGAGGATAACGGACAATAAGGCCGCCGCCGCGTTGAGCCGTGCGAAACTGCATCAGATGCGAATTAAGTTTCACACGGTTAAGCGCGTGACAACCTTTAATGCGCCGTATATTTCCGTTCCGCTGACGCAATTTCTTGCGATGGTGGAAAACATCTTGCCGCACGATAAGTTTGTATTGTTCAAAGCCCTTTTCCGCTATCCCATTAAGACCAATGAGATAACGGAAGTGTGTTTTGACAAGTTGAGCCGCATTTTTGACGGCCGCAACCCTGCATTTAACTACCAGTTCGCCAATTCTTCACAACGCGACGATTGGGAGCAATACCGACTGAATGCGTTGCACGAACCCGAAGTGTGGGCCACGAAAGGATGGGAATTCTTCAAAAGCGAAATCAATTCCGTTCTGATCGTTGACGTGCCGAGGGAACAACGTGCCACGTTGCCGGAACCCTATTTCTATTGGCTCCCGATTGATGACGTTATTACCTACGAAGCCGACCCGACCACGGGCCAAATGGATTTCATCGTTTTCCGCCGCCGTGACGAAATCGTGGTGTTGGATGACGAAACCTATCGGGTTTGGGATGACAAGAAGCACACGGGCCAAATCAAGGGGGAGCCGAAAGTGGAAGCCCCGCACGATTTGGGCTATTGCCCGGCGCGGTTCTTTTGGAACGAACCGATTTCGTTGGATGATCCCGACGTAAAGGCTTCGCCGCTTTCGGCGGAACTTGAATCGTTGGATTGGTTCGAATTCTTCCATATCAGCAAACGCCAACTGGATTTGATGGGTGCATATCCTATCCTTTCCGGGTACGAACAAAGTTGCGATTTTTCCAACGCGGAAAATGGCGATTATTGTGACGGCGGATTCTTGCGTAACAAACAGGGCCATTACAAACTTGATATGGCCGGAATGCTGATGCGATGCCCGAAGTGCGGAAACAAGCGCGTTGTCGGGCCGGGTTCCTTTGTGGAAATCCCCATCCCGTCGGCGGAAGAAAACCAACCCGATTTGCGGAACCCCGTTCAAATGCTGAACGTTGACCGCAATTCGCTTGATTACAACGTAGAAGAACAAAAGCGGTTGCGCGAAGAAATCATCACGGCCGTTGTCGGCCAAGACGAGATCGTTACCGACCGCGACGCGTTCAACGAACAACAGGTACGGGCCAACTTCGAATCCGTTACCACGGTGTTGCGCCGTGTCAAAAAGGGCTTTGAAGCCGCGCAACAATGGGTGGATGAAACCATTTGCCGCTTGCGCTATGGCAAATATTTCCTGTCTGCGAACGTGAACTATGGCACGGAATTCTACTTGTATTCTCCGGAAGAATTGCGCGCGCAGTACAAGGCCGCGAAAGAAGCGGGCGCGCCGGAATCCGAACTGGATGCAATGCAGAACCGCATCGTAGAAACGGAATATCGCAACGATCCAATGCAAAGGCGGCGAATGTTGCTTTTGGCCGAATTGGAGCCGTACAGGCATTTATCCCGGCAAGAAGCGCGCGAATTATTTGCATCGAATATAATTTCAGAGCAAGATTTGCGCATAAAACTTAATTTCCCTAATTTTGTGCGTAGGTTCGAACGTGAGAACACCAACATCGTTGAGTTCGGCGCGGCGATACCCTACACCAAAAAGATTGACATTATTACGGCGGAGTTCCACAGGTATGCCGACGAAATGGCCCCGGCGCAACCCGCTAACGTTTAACAAAAACCAAAGGGCAATATGATTACAAAAGACGGACGGGATACCCCGATTTTGGAACTTACGCCGGACAACTACCTTGTCCCGCAGGGCGAAGAAAGGCAATACCATTGCCGGATTGAGTGCAAGAAATTCAATCAAGACACGGGCGAACGCCTTTCGAAGCCGAGGGTGCAGAAATTCGGCAAGAAGATGTTTGAAACGCACGTTATGTCAAGTTTGCGCAAGCAAGGTTTTACCGTTGACATCTTGCACAATCCGAACGATTGGGAAAAGGAGCAACGCGCACAAGCCGCCGCCAACGCGAAAGCACAGGCGGAAGCCAAAGAAAAGGCCGAGCAAGCGCGCATTGACGCGGCAGTTGCGGCCGCTCTCGCAAAGGAGCGCGCCAAGAATGCCGACAAGGGCGAAGTAGAAGCCAAGAAGCCGGGCAGACCCGCCAAAGACAAAGAGTAAACAGGCACATTCAAAACATTACAACAATGGCACAAATCGCACAACAGGACAATTTGTTCATCGAAGTTTCCACGTTGGGGACTTTTACCGATGACCAAAAGAAGAAATTGGTTGATTGCTTCAAGGCCGGAACCATCCTTGATGTGGTGCAACGTTCCGCCGCCGGGGTTTCGAAGTGTATTTCCGCCGTGTTCGCTGATGTCAGTACCACGCGTACCTACACGTTCACTTTCGGTGGCGCATCCTTGCAGACCGTGACCGCGCAAGAAACGATTTCCGCTTAATCCGTAGGGCGATACAACGAAAGACACACCAAAAATTCAAAGGGAAAGAATTATGGCACTTACAACCGAATTACTGAATGCCAGTCCCGCGCTTGCCGGGCTGACGGACGAACAAAAGGGCGCAATCGTTGAAATGTCCCGAAATGACGAAACCGCCGTTATCGGACAAAAAACGGGCGAACTTTATGGCGGACTTGACGCGGACATCTTGGCCGCATCCGGCATCGCCAAGAACGGAACCGAAAAAACGTATGACTACGCCAAACGTGTTATTGGCGAGATCAAGGCGCAAGCGGGCAACGCCGCCGAACTGCAAACGAAAGTTTCCGCACAGGAAAAAGAAATCAGCCGTTTGGAGGGCGTTATTGCAAAGGGCGGCGCGGATGCCGAAACGAAGCGCGCTTTGGATAAGGCGCGGGCCGATTTGGCCGATGTCACGAAATCTTACACGGACTTGAAAGCCGAGTATGACAACGCGAAAACCGCCCACGAAAAGGCAATGTTGGACGCGAAGATTGACGGGGAGTTTGCGAAAGCAACCGCCGGGATCAAGTTCAAAGCCGATTTGCCCGCATCCGTTACGGCCGTGTTGCTTGAACAGGCCGTCGCAAAGGTTAAGGGGATGAACCCCGAATACATTGACGATGGCAATGGCGGCAAGGTTTTGGCATTTATGGAAAACGGCGCAACGATGCGTAACAAGGAAAAGAACTTGAATCCTTACACCGCCGCCGACTTGATTGCCCGCGAACTTTCCAATATGGGAGTGCTTGAAACGGGCCGTAAACAGGAGGGCGCAGGAACAAAGGAAACCGCACCGAATGGCGGGCAACCCGGGACCGCCGATATTTCCGGGGCAAGAACGCAGGAAGAAGCCCACGATCTGATTGCAAAGGCACTTATGGCGCAGGGCAAAACCCGTGGTTCGAAAGAGTTTGAGGACGCGATGAATGCCGCGTGGAAAGAGAATATCGCGGTTATTAATTCGCTCCCGACGAAATAGGAAAACCGCCCGCAAGGCGAGCCAAAGGCGAACGCCGACGGAAGCATACTTTGCGGGCTTTTCAAAAAAAGTTTAACCGGGTAATGGGTCAATCCGGGCAAGTTTAACAATTTAAAACAAAAACACTATGTCACTTATTGCAACCCGACTGCAAAACTGGCGTGTCGAAAACCCCGACTTTGACCGGAATATGGCCCGCCCGTTGGAGTATGGCGCACTGGATTTCTTCATTGAGCAAACCAACGCCGCGAACTCCATCATCAACCCCAATCTGCGTGACCGCGCTTTCGAAAGCATCGGCAACACCGTGCAGATTCCCGTTATCAACTATGACGGCGATGTGACCGTTTCCAACGTCCGTTCGTGCGTCATTGCCGATGACGAAAACACTTCCGCGCTTTACACCGTGAACTGGGTCACTTTGGCCGTTGGTTTCACGATGGTTCCGCAACTCTATCGTAACAACGAGATTTCCTACGAACACGATTTCGCCCGCAAGATGGAGAAAGTTTGTCGCGCCCTTGCGACGCAGATGGACATTCTTGCCCTTGCCGCGCTTGAAGCGAACAAAACGCAGGTGTTCAAGGATCAGTTGTATTACACCATCACGTCCAACTCAGTTCAAATCCCGTGGAATGCCCGTATGGACTTCTTGGCGGATATGAACGCGATGATGCGCGCGAACGCTTATCCCGAAATGCTCCACGTCATCGGTGGCGCGGGCTTCGATTCGTTGGTTCGCAAGATGGCCGAACACGATATTTACAACGATGTGAACAAGCGGCTTGAATACGATAACAAGGTGTTCCACTACACCAACAATATCGTCAACGAGCAGGGCGTGTTCGCAACTGGTTACATCGTGGCCGACGGCAACGTTGGTGTCCTTACCCGCGTTGACCGCGAAAGCCTTGCCGGAACCAAAGCCAACTTCCACGAATGGGACGTTGTGCGTCTGCCGTACATTGATCTTCCCGTCGGTTCTCACTACTACACCGCCGTTGGCGATCAGTCCGGCATCGCCGGGGACGCATCCGCCGATATGGTGTGCAACGTCAAGGAGTATTTCGGCTTCTCCGTGGACATCGCGTTCCTTGTGGCCTACAACTCCGACCCGACCACGGTTGCCAATCCTATCTTCAAGGTAGAGATTGCCGCGCCGGGCAACGCCAACCCGTTCGCAACCCCGGTTGAGGTTGTGAATAACGAGGATAACCCCGTTAACACCAAAGCCGTTGTCTAACGGACTACTGACCTAACCAAATTGCGGGGACGGGCGAAAAACCCCGCCCCCGCTTTTCTTTTAGAACAAAGATTTATTCTTT